TTTAGCAACGGCGATCGCAGCACCAGCCGCCGCTGCAGTGATGCCGATCGTCAACGGATTGAGACCCTTGAACATTCCACCCAAGCCTCCGGCAGAATTACCGGTTTGCTTCATCGAACTGCGAGCTTTGTCGAGCCCTCTGGTGAGGCCTCCGGTATTAGAGACCACATTAACGGCTAAAGTACTGATGACTGTCATGAATAGCGAGCCTCCATTTGCCGCCGGAATGTATCTATTGAGTCCTTTTTAGACTCGTTAAATTTAGGAACATATGAGGCAGGGTTGCAGCCTGAGCCCTTGCCACCGTTTGCTGCAAATATCATTGCGGCAATAGTTCCAGTCTTTAACCAGTCGATCTCCTGACCGAAAGGTTCCAAAAAACAACCGAACGCAACCCACTCGTCGAACTGCTCTGGAGTGATTTGTGCGAGCATCAGGTCGACATCCACATAGCCTAGTGCGAGTGCTAGTCGATAGGCAAATCGTCTTCTTGAACTGACACTCGATCCGAGTTTTTTACTGCGGTTTCAATATCACCACGGTTGAACCCGCAATGCTCCTGACAGGCGTCGTAAATCCTTGAGGCGACGAACGCATCCATTTCGCTGATGACGCCCAAATCTCCGTCACTGAATACTCGCTTGTCAGTCTCATCGACAACGCACAGAGCGATCAGCCGACGAGTTGCATCGGCCAACCGATCCTTCAATATCCCTCTCCCATTTTTAGAGATCAGGACGGTCTCATAGTCGCTCTTTTCTTTCTCGGAAAGCGACTGGATTCTGACCGTGACGTTAACATCTGGAAGTTCAACCTCTGCAAACCGCCGTTCGCATAATTGCAATAGTGCCGCCCTACTCGCTATCTTCATCGTGAGCCTCCCCTTCAAGGTCATCGACCTCGTCAGTGACTTCCGGGATCATGCTCAATTTTTCATGAGTAACCCCCATCAACCCACTGACCTCAGTCCGAATCGTCTCAGCGTCTGCCTCGGCAAAATTCACGATCAGGTTGATACACCCGCCTTCCGCTTTGCTTGCAAACCCGATCAAATCTTCGTCGAAGTAGATCGCCATTTGATCCTCAGCCACCAACTTTCGGTCGGTGATCGGAGGGTCAGATGCTTCGAATTGCTTGCGCTGTGCGATAGTACTCGGATGTTCTTTGATGCTTATCTCAGCCATATTAATTCCCCAATATTAAAATAGTTAACTTCCAGCAGAATAAGCTGGTGCTGTTTCACCGTCCCATTGAACGGAGCAGGTCATCTTCATCAGCTCGCCCGGAGCAGCTTCAGCGGTTCCTCGGCTCGCAATAAAACCAGAGCCCGCAAACGTTGCGGCTGACCCGCTGCTCGTTGCTTTCGGCCATGTGATCGTGATCGTTTCCGCAGCGGCGGCGATGTCTGGCAATGCCTGAGCCGCTGAATATAGAAACTCTAAATCAAACGTTCCCGGATCATATATGTCAGCCGGAATAAACCGTTTTGAACCGCCTGCGGATATCGACAAATCAGTAATATCGAGAGCATCACGACTCTGTTCAACCGATCCTATCGAAGTTATTTTGCCGGTCAGCCCCGATGTTCCAAAGGTCACGGAGGCTCCTTGCGATGCGTAGTTTTTGAGTGCCATTGTTCATGACTGCTTTCTCCTGCCATTGAAAAAGTTAATAAGTCGGTATTGTGTTGATGTATGTAATATTGAAGCTCAGAATGACTCGGTGGCGACCGAGGTCACTGCCGTCGACCGGCTTCTCATACATCTCATATCTGTTAGTTAAACGAACTGCTCCGACAGTCTCGTCGCCCATTGCTCCGCTGTAACCCTGCATCACGAGCCTGATCTGCTCGCCGATATTGTTGCTGGTGATGTGGCTGTCGCTAAACACGTCGAGCTGAAGTCCAGCATTGACGCTTCCGCTTGAACCAGTCACATCGTCGTTCGGTACGTTAGTGACAACCGTGTAAACCACCGCCGGAAGCGTTGCGGCTTGCGGTAGGACACCCGGATAAATCCTCGTCGAGACTAAGTCAGTAACTGAGGATTTGCTCACTAAATAGGTTCGAACGCCTTTCCCGATATCACTCATGAGACCCCCTTCGGACGGACTTGGATTGCCGTCTCCTTGACGAGTCGAGCGATTTCCGTTCTGAAAATCTGCTTGACTTGGGGCTCGGACGCAGCGACAGCCGGTCTAAGGAACGGCTGAGCTGGACTATTTGACGTACCGTACTCAACCGCAGCGGCATATTTGCCGGGAGATGTCTTGCTTTTCGGCCAGCTAATCGTCGCGCCAGTCACTGACCTGCGCTGTTTCTTTCCGAGGCGCGCGGAATAAATCCTCATCTTGTCTCTGAGCTTCCCCGTGTCGACGGGAGCAAGCGACTTCGCCATTGCAAGCACCGGTTCAGCTGCGAGTTTAGTTGCTTTTCGTGCCATTAACTTTCTGAGCCGAGGAGGGAATTTCTGGAGGGTAGCGTCTAACTCCGGCAGGCCGGTCATCATGCTCTCGTTTGCTTCGCCTGCGGATATAAAACCCCCGGCTTTGTGTTTGATTGCGCTCATCAGTCTTCGTCCTTACAGATAAGCCAGAGTTCCTTTGACCGTGAGTCTTTGACCTGAACGCTGATAATATTGAGCGTTCGTTCTCGATCAAAGTAGTCATAGACTACGCGCATCTTTGCGTTCGGGAACTCATCCTCGCGAGGGTAATGAATGATTACAACCGTGTCTAAGATCGCTATCTCCTGATTCCCGATCCGTGTTTGAGTCCCGCCCCGATCCCAAACGTAAGCGTTGCACCTACGAACAACAGACCAGCTTGTCGTTTGCTGGCCTGAAGCGTCAACGCTTGAACTGCGTTTCTCGATTCGTATTCGTTGCGACATTCGTCTCAAGGATACTGCCCCCATTTCAGAGAGGCGATGAGTGCATCATAACCGTGTGGCACCGTGTTGACGCTCGTCGGTGATGTGATGCTTGGTGTGTTAAACAGGTGACTGATCAGCATCAAGATTGCATAACGGGCAATCTCGTTGACGTCAGTCCCACTCGACCCGTACCCTGCAACGTATGTAATATGAACGTCGTTGTAATAGCCTCGTGAACTCGGCCAGCTATCGCTGTAACCGAGAACGATCCTTGCCGGTGTGCTGTTAGCGTCCACCGTGTACTTCGAGCTATCGAACGTCTGAAGCGTACCAGTGTCGTCGTAATATTTTACATGAGTCACGCTAGAGACCGGCGCAGTCGGCAGTTCGATGTAAACTTCTCCGGGGAAGTCGTCCATTTTTAGAACTCTGGTCTGGTTCACGAATGACCGACGAGAGTCTTGCTCAACCCGCTTTCTGCTTACTTCAATAAGCTGTTTGAGCTGTGAGTCGTAGTAATTATCATCGAGATCGAGATGCAGCCTAGCTTCCTCAATGGTCACCGGTTCGACTGTGGGCTGAACCGATACATAATCACGAGTCTTTGTCAGAGGCATTTGAGGCCTTCTTTCTTCTTCTGCGTTTTGGCTTTGGAAGATCAACGACCGCAAAGCCTCTGCGGATCAGGATTTCCGCAAGAGGCTTTGGCACGTCGTATGATTCGCCACACCTGTACGTTCGCCATTCGTTTGTGAATGCCAATCTTACAGACATAATCTCTCCCCACTTTCAAGATTAGGATGCGGCAGTGAAAAGACCAACTAAAGCTCCAGCATTGGAACCGTCGCCAGCGTCATGAACGTTGATGTCGTAACGAGTCACACCACGCACGGCAGTGACGTATTCTGCAAAGTATGCAGCGTCGCTGAATGCGAGTTCAACCTGTTCACGGTCACCAATGAGGACACCGTCGCCGAAGTTGCCAAAGATAGCGGCACATTTGCTCGCAGCGGATGCAGGCATTTGATCGCTAACGTATACCGGGAAGCCGAACAACTGAGGTCGGACGCCGCCTTCAAGGTTCGAGACAGTATTGCCTCCGGCTGCGTAGATCAGCGTTTGAACATGACTCGCCCAAGTAGTGCGACCCATTACGAACGCAGGTGACCCGCTTCCGTAGTACTTATCCGGCAGTTTACCAACCAAGTCGTTGAGATCAGTCAAAGCAATGTTTGAGAAGTCAGTATCACCCGACCCCATTGTTACCTTCGAAGCGGCACCCATTGCACTAATGATTCCGGTCTCTCCACCGTAGGTTGAAGTACCGTCTCCATTGATCAGCTCATTGTCCATTTGAACAGCGAAGGCCTGACCGATACCGACAGCCAAGTCGTCCAGTACGTTAATGACCGCATCGGCCAACAACTGATTTGAACTCTTAGCTAGCACAGCACGAGTCACGGCAGCGAGTGCAACCTGTGCCCACGTCTGATCTGATGCAGTAATAGAGGCAGCTTCTGAAGGATAGTCAACGGTCAGACCGCCGGACTTCTTCGGCACGTTCAGAGCGTCTGAGGCCATCGGAATGACCCGGCAGAGTTGTCGTGCAATCCCTGCCCGCTGTTGAACGTCGATAATGGCTGAACTCAGTTCAGTCGGGACAAGATAACCTCCAGCGGAATCAGTCCCTTCCGTAGCGGTTGCAACGATTCCATAGTCAGCACAATATTGCTTTGCGTTCTCGTCACCAAAGTGGACGGCTTTCAGCCATTGACCGGCGCGATACGCCCGTTCATCAGCTCCGTCACCCTTGAAGGCTTTGAGGTTGTAGTTCCGTTTTGCAACAGCAGCGACTTTGACGGGAGCCTTTTCTTGAGGCTCACGAGCTGCAGCGATGCGTTTCTTTTCGTCTTCCACTTTTTGCAGACGAGCTTCAGCAGGACGCAATTCACTCTCGATCGTTTCAAGAATCTCGTCGACCTTTTCTGCTTCTTCTTCGTCGAGCTGACGATCTTCTTCTTCAACCATTGAAATGATTGCTTGCATTTCGTCCTGAAGATCAACGATCTCAGCTTTGATTTCTTCCAATTTACTCATTGTTTTTACCTTTGCTTTCCTGCCTTTTTTAGAAATTGCATAAAACGAACGTGTGCCGAATCTTAGACCATCGTTCGAGATGCGAATGTTCGACTGGGAGAACTTAGGTTCTGTTTGTAATTTTCAGCCTATAGGCTCGTATTGCAACAACGACTGAACTTCAGCTTGGCCTCTGCTAGGCTCATCCCCGTCGGAGAATCGGCTGTTTCCCGATCAGCATCTGCAGAAACAAGTAAATATTCAGGAGCGTTGACATAATTAAACGCCTTGATGCAGGCCATTGCCTCCTCGGAGGCTGAGACAACTCGATCAGCAAAACCGAAATTGATCGCTTCCTCAGCAGACAACCACGTTTCTTCATCCATAAGGTTTCCGATCGTGTCGATGTCGAGACCAGTTCGATCAGCATAAACTGTCATGATCGTGTCACGGACTTTGTCGAGGACGTTCGCAGTTTCTCGGAGGTCATTGGCATCTCCGGCAGCGGCTGGAGTCCACGGATTATGAATCATCATGAGCGAATTATTGCTCATTACGACCTCATTGCCAGCCATTGCGATGACGCTTGCGATTGATGCAGCAAGTCCGTCAACGTAGATTCTCAGAAAATTACCATTCCGGGATTTCCAAGAATTCAAAAGAGCATAGATAGAATTCCCTTCGAAGACGTCGCCGCCTCCGGAGTTGATGCGGAGTTCTAGATCGCCTTCGGTGTCGTCCAAAGCAAGCCGGACGTATTCGGCGTCGATATCATATCCAATGGTTCCATAAATATATAACTTACTCATCGTCGTTCCTCATGATTGAGTTGATAGTGGCCGACGCTCGTTCAAGCCACCTTTTTGTTTCGCTTGCCACGTTCTCCGAGAGTTCTTGTTGCGTTGAATTGCCAGCGACATTCAACAACCTGTCGACGCTCTCGGCAATGTAGTCGTCGATAACATCCTGAAATTTAACGCCGCTGTCGTGTTTAGTTGCGACAACCGTCTCAAAGCAAGGCCGCAACGAATCACTAAACTTCATTGAATAGTCGTCATAAAAGACTTCTAGCCAACGGAGAAAGTTGTCCTGCTTATCTGCTGCTTCATTTGCCTTCTTGATTTCGAGCCTGATCATTCGTTCCAGCCGGTCGTTCAATAACTTCCTCAACGAGGCGTCGACGGCGTTTTCGTTCTCTGGCTCCACTATGACGGGATCGACGCTCTGACCGTCAGCAGTTGCTGCAGGTGCTGAACCGCTTTTAGTGTTGGGGTTCTGATAACTATCACCACCGTCATCATTCCTTCTGGGCAAGTTCTCGAATTGTCTCACTTCGTTCGGCGACAGGAACTCGGACGAAATCCCGACCTGATAGGCTTGATACCGCTGGAGCAAGTCAGCACGGAGAAGGCCAGCAGTGACGAACTCAAAATAGAAGTCTTCGGTCTCACGTTGCCGGGGTGTCAGTAATTTATCGTTATATTCTTCTTCCCAAGACACAATCCAGTTCATCAGGGTCTGGTCGAGATAGCTCTTGTTGTAAGCCGCCACCGACGAATAGCTCACGCTCGCCGTATCGTTTAGTTTGTTGGCAGGCAGTAAAAACCAAGAGGCTATTTCTTGCCGCTGAAACTGTCTGCTTTGCAACCATTGAGCGTTGTCGTTGCTGATGCTCATGACCTTCGCCGACATCCCTCCAGAAAGGATCGCCGTCTTGTACGCATTCGCAGCACCAGCATGCATTGCGTTCCAGCTAGCGAGGAGCTGGTCGGCTCGTTCCTTGTCGATATTTTGTTCAGTCTCAAGAACTACCGACGGCTTTGCGTTATTCTTGAAGAATCGGTTGCCGTGCTTCTCGGTTGCAAGTCCCAGCCCAACAGAGTTCTTTGCGTAACTCACCACATCGAGCCCCCAGTAACCATTACTAGTGACGTTCTTTATGTGGAATATGTCCCTGTAGGAAATAGGAACCGCCTCTTTTCCCTCTGCAAAACGCACCAAATAAACCGGCTCATTGTTTACAATCTCGATCCGAACGTTGCCGGTTGGGATCGGATACATTTCAAGAGGCTCTCCACGTCCGTCCCGCTGTATCCAAGCCAGCCCGTTACCTGTTAGCAATGCGTTCTTCGTCAATACGGATCGAAACGTTTTCGAACTCATGAACGGGTTTGGGCGTTTCTTTGCCAGCTTGTATCCCGGAAGCCTGCTGGCTCGTTGTCTCTCCCCGTCAACACGTTCATAAAGAACGCACGGGAGACGACCGATGTCGTTTGAAATTGTGTTGACCGCCTGCCAGACCCACGCCAACGTCATCGCCGTTCGTTCATTAACGACCTCGCCAGAGTCGCTTTGATTGCCGCCAACCATTGAGGTATAGAACCAGTCCGGAGGATTTCGGTAGGTTGCATTTTTGACAAATAGACCTTTGAGCGTGTCGAGAATCGGCATTTGAGCCCTCGCTAGAAGAATATTTCTGGTTCGGTATTGGTTCGACTGACGTTTGCAAGTGCCCTCCCACGAGCCATTGAAAGAGCTATTGCTCCGTCTATCTTGTCGGTCGACTTATTCTTTGAGAAACGAATGACTCCGTCGGCCTTTTGATCCGCTGCACAGTTGGCTAAACACCAAGCCAGCACGGGGTTGCCGTCGTTGAATATTCGTTTTTCTTCGATGTCGTCTAATAACGCGCGAGTGCCTGCCGTCATTCCTCGCATACTCTGAGCAACCGCAACGAACGGCAGACCTTCCTCCATTAACGGATTCACGACTGCGTCACTGCCCCAAATATCAAACCCGATCTCGACGATCTGGTAGACCTCGGCTGCTTCTCTTATCGTCTCGCAAATCGGTTCGGCAGCTATTCGCGCCGATCCCGCCAGAGTGATCCAGCCTTCATCGACCCACTGTGAATAAAAAGCCATTCCTTTGTTTTTGCGTTCTGCAATTTTATCTTTGGGGCAAAAGAACTGCGACAACACAAAGGCTCGGTCGTCCACTTCGCAGGGTGGAAAGTACAAAACGAAGGCACAAAGGTCTTCATGAGAAGCCATATCAAGACCGGCATAGCACTCTCGCCCTGTCAAATCCGGCGTCTCCATTTGGCATCCGTACCAATGCGACATTGGAACGACTCGCTCGACTTGGTTTGTCGGTAGGTTCAGAAGGTATCTTCGGAATGCGTTCTGCTTCGCAGGGCTGTTGCGCGCCTCGATGTAATGCTGCCGAATCGTCTCAACCGGCACAGTGTGACCGAGTGACGGCATCGCTTTTCTCCATTGCGTTTCTTGCCCACAGAGATCAAAGTCGTCCAAGCATTCTTCGTCGGCTTGTCGCAAGTATGCAAACGTGAACGGGTCGGTGATGCTTCCCTCCAACAACCTCCGACTATACTCGTATTGTTCCCACCAGATGAGAGATTTATCAGCGACTCCGACCGTGCTGACGGACAACAGCAACGAGTTCGGCCTTGCCGCCGACGCATATGCGAGAGCGTCATATAGCACTCGGCTTCTCTGAGCGTGTATCTCGTCAAATAAAATCAGGTTCGGGTTGATTCCCTCAACCCCCCTACTCATTGTTTCCCCGGCCAGAGCCTGATAGAAACTATTGTTTGCGACGTAGAGAAGCCGCTTCTTTGAGTTCAAAACCCGGACTCGGTCAGCTATCGTCGAATTCTTTTTGACAAATGCCTCGGCTTCTCTGTAGATGATTGATGACTGTTCTCTGGTAGTGGCGACTCCATAAACCTCAGTCCGTTCTGGACTCGTGAGCAGATAGAATAAACAGATGCCGCTGGAGAGCGTCGACTTGCCTTGTTTCTTGGGTGTCCAAATGAAACCCCTTGTGAAACGGTTTGTACCGTCTGCTCGCTTCCAGCCAAACAGCGGTCGCAAAACTTCATCACGCTGCCAGTCCAACAATTCAAACGGCTCGCCGGTTTTATCTCCCATTGTGTGGATCAGATAATGCTCGAAGAAGTCACAGACAAAGTCAGCAGCCATTTCGTCAAAGTAGCAGCCCTCTTTGATCGCATGTTCATCCTGAACCTGCATAGAACCGAACGCACTCAGATCAACTCCGTCGCTGCTCATACTAGTTCGAGCTGTATCTGGCAAGGAATGCGTCGAAGTCGTCCTTTACCTCATCGGACACCTGCAACCGGGCACGAGCTGACGGCGTCAATCCGAACTCTATGAGCCACCGCCGACAGCTATCCGCTGACTTCTCCCGGATGCGATCCCACTCGTTCCGAGTCGTCGTTGCGTTACCGTTGCCGTCTTTGCCGACGTTCCAGCTTCCATATTTCGCGCACATGTCCACCGCCTGCCGCCACTGACTAAAGGTCTGGCAATACATCGTGAGCCCCGACGCATCAGCAAGCGTGAGAATGTTCATGCTTTTCATAATTCGAGTTATGAATTCGAACTCAAGTTGACCGTATTCATCGAGGTAGTCTGGACATTCCGGGACACCCTTCGGCGGCTTCGGTTCGTTCTTCCGTCGGCGTTGTGGGTCTTTGTCGTAATCGCCACGCAATTCGTGAACGGCAGACGGCATAGGTTTTCTTCCTCTAACCATTTTTCTTTATCCTTTTTGCTTTCTTTCCTGTTAGTGACTCCCACCTCTGGACGATGACGTCGCAGTAATGAGGGTTCATTTCCATTGCATAACACGTTCTGTTCAGTTGCTCCGCTGCGATAAGGGTCGAACCGCTGCCAGCAAAACAGTCGAGAACGGTTTGCGCGCGGTGATTTTGTAACGCTTTGGCGGCTAGAGCTACCGGTTTTTGAGTCGGGTGGTACTCGTTTTTCGCGTCCCTCTTTATCTCCCAAACTGTCGCTTCATCGCTGCGCCCGCACCACCTCAGCGTCGATCCTTTCGGCTTGAAATACAAACAAGGTTCGTGCCTTTGCTTATACTGTGCATTCATAGCCGCATAGGTGGCGTTTGTTTTGTGCCAAATTATCAGAGCATGAATCTCGCAATTTGCATTTTCTACCGCTGTATAGACGGTCGCACCTTTCGAGCCAGCAAACCAAACGTAGCAAGCCCCGTCGACTTTCGGTATGACGACGGGGAGAAAGTCGTTGTATATTTGCGCCGTGTCGTCACCCGTTAATTTTTCACGTTTCCGTTTTAGGTTCACATCCCCAGAATGAAAATGGCCGCCTTCATAGTCCACCCCATAGGGCGGGTCTGTGAACAGGAGTTCCGCTTTCGTATCACCGAGGAGTTCATCCAAGTCTTCAGGGCTCGACGAATCGCCGCACATTAAACGGTGGACGCCAAGCTGATAAAGCATCCCCGGTTCCGTGATAGCTGCCTCTGAGGGTTCAGGTGAAAGCA